GCACGAAGCCCAGCCTCGGCTTGAGCTTGCGGATAAAATCGCGGATTTTTTCGGATGCACCCGCGAAGATGTTCTCGGCGAGACCCGCGCCAAGGTTTCACCGTTGCCGGTCTTACCGCCGGCCAGCCAGGCGCGGAACATCCCGGTATATGGCGCTGCGCAAGGCGGTGCCGGGTTTGATATTACTGACGTTACCAGCCCGGTGGATTACATACGCGCGCCGGAATACCTTTCCGGCAGCAGCACCGCCTATGCCGTTCTGGTCGTCGGCGATAGCATGGAACCGCGGTTCTGCGCTGGTGAAACGCTATTCGTTCACCCTGGCCTCCCGCCGCGCCCCGGCGACGATGTGGTCCTCCAGCTCCGCGCCGGTGCCGAAACGCACTCGGTGGTGAAACGATTTGTAAATAAACAAAACGGCGGGGTGATCGTGAAGCAACTGAACCCCGATCGAGAGGTTCGATTCGATTCAGACGACGTGATCGCCGTTCACAAGATCGTAGGAACTAAAATTACCTAGCGTATTATTTTTCGTTGACATGTTCATCACTCCGGTTTACTGCTGTTTGCGCACTAATAGGAGGTATGCGACATGTTTGATTATGTTATGGGCGCGATCGCCGCCGCCGGGTTTCTCATCATCATCCTGGCAATTTTTATAGTGGGCTGCGCGCTCGACGACGCTTGCGCCGCCATGCATGGGATGCTCGGATGAGCGCCGCAATGGTGACGATCCCCCAGGCGACAGAACGCCTCTGGGGACGGGATACGCGCTCCCTGCGCGTTCGCACCCGAATTTTCCTCAAAATGAACGACGTCCCGACCTTTAAGGACGGTAAGCAGTTTTATATTCGCTCTGTCGATCTCAGGCGGTTCGAGGGGGACGACTGATGCCGATCTGCAAGAAATGCGGCGGTGATCACCACATCATTTTGCCGGATGGCCGAGTCGAATTGTGCGAATGTATCGCGCCGGACCCGGTAAACTCTCCACCTTATTACACAAAAAATGGCGTCGAATGCATCGACGCGGTGCGAGCCGCCGTTGTCGATCTGAACGGCTTCGAGGGGCATCTCACCGGCTCGGCGTTGCAATATCTATGGCGATGGCAAGAAAAGAACGGAATCGAAGACCTGTACAAAGCGAAATGGTTTTTGGATCGTCTCATAGCCGAGGCGGATGGTTAAATTCGCGCGTCACCGTTCCCGCATTGCGTTCGAAATTCTGTTGCCGATCCCGATGCGCTGGCGTTCTCGATCGCCGAACCAGTCGCCGTATTGCTGCAGGGTGAAATCGAGATTGGCGTGGCCCATAAGCCCGGTAATCGTCGCGGCCGTTTCGTCCATCTTATAAATTAGAACTGACGCAAAATAATGCCGAAAAGATTGCCATTTTATATTCGGCTCGCCTAATTTCCGACATGCGCCGTGGAGATGAACCGTGCGCCAGGCGCCTTGATTGGCAAAACCGCCATTATCGTCTGGAAATATTAAATTTTGGTAACGCTCCGCGACCGGCTGCTTCATTTGCCAAGTGAGAAGCGCCGCGACAATATGCGACCCAAAATTAACAGTTCGATGTGCGTTTCTATTTTTCGGCGGTCCAAGGACGTCGCCCTTTTTGACCGCCTTGGTGATCGTGAAACTACCCTCCACGGTGCCGTCATTATTGCGCCAGTGTTTGAAATCCGCCCACTCGATGGCGCGTTGTTCCCCGGCGCGAATCCCCGTCTCCGCGGCGCACTCTGCCGCCAGGCGCACCTTGGGGGACTCGATAGCCGCGATGATTTTCCATAATGTCCCCGAATCAATCCGTTCAATCGAGGCAGAAAACTCGACAGGCTTCTTTGGTGTCTCAACATCGGCCGGGTTGATGGTGATATATTCCGCCACTTTGACGCAGTACCCGAGCAGATGGGAAAATATTACGAATTTTTTCGATGCGGTTGCGTGCGCGCGGCCCGTCCATAATTGCGGGATAATGTCTTTCTTTATGCCGGCGGGTTTCAGCTCGCCAATTCGCACCCGCGCCATCGGCCGGCCGTCATAAGTCAGCGCTGCGATGTCCTCCAGCGCCTTGCGCTTGTTGTCGAGGTGCGGGGGAGCAAGCGTCCGCGTCGCCCTCGATCGGAGTGCCTCGAAATCGAGATACTCGGCGACAATGCAATTTGGGTGCGCCCAATCGTCTCCATTTTTTGCGGGGCTTCCAAAGTATTTTGTTCTCGCCGGGTCTTGAAAACTGCCGTTGCGCGCGATTTTCGCTTCCACGTTTTTGAGATAATTTCTCGCGGCGCGTTTCCCATCCGGCGTCTTGGGAAACTTCCGGCCGTGACTATGGGGCCGCGTGTCCGCGAACCAATAATCCTTGTAATCTCCAATCTTCATCCCGTACCTCTGTGATACATATAGAAAGTATAACTCACGCGGTAAACAAAAAAAATACTTCAGGTTTTTTTGCGCCCAGCATTTATCGAGGATTATTTGCGCCCAGCTTGCGCCCAGAGCCATTTCCCATAAAAAAAATGGGCCAGCTTTAGGAGCTAACCCATTGATTTTATTGGTTGCGGGGGTAGGATTTGAACCTACGACCTTCAGGTTATGAGCGAGAAAAACTCAAAAAATAACCTGCCAATAAATCAACGGTTTAGCCAAGTAGGTGCCGGAATTCTCCCGTTTTCGTGCTGCCCATCGATGCTATCATGTGCCCATCGATGTTCAAAGTTGTTATTTTTGTTTGCGCCCAGCTTGCGCCCGGCGCATCTAAACCTGACGCGTTTATCGATACATCTTTTCTAGCTGGATCATAGGCACGGCGTTTTCGCTGATGACGTGTCCGCCCTGGATTGTTAGATCGACAATGCCCCACCACCAGCCGGTCGTCGATAATGAAGCATAATTTTCGACATGGCCCCAGGGCAAGGCGCAGCCGACATTGATCACGGAGACGTGTTTCTGTGGCCCGACCTTCGGCGCGCGATGCGAGCGCCGTTTGTGATCGTGACCGTACACGATGTCAAAAATGGCGTCGTTCGCGATCCGCGGCCCGGCGGTCTTGCCGCCGTAGGGCTTGCCCAGCTCGTTCAGGGGAACGTGGACAAAACCCACGCCGCCGATGAAATAGAATTCGCCGAATTGCGAGCTGGTCCACCCGTGATCGGCATCGATGTCGGCGATCATGGTCCCCATGACCCCCACAACCTCGGGGTGGACGTTTTCGTATCGCCCGATGCGCCCGCCCGTGGTCGTGTCGTCATGGTTGCCCTTCGTGATGTGCTTTTTTATTCTCGACCCAGGGGATAACCCCTCGGCGAATGCTTCGTGGCTTTCTTTATAGCTCCTAACATCGTCATGGAACGCACCCTTGAGGCGCCCGGCATATGTCGCCGTGTTGTCATGCGTCGAAAGACTGTCGAACGTCCCCCAATCGCCAATTTGGACAATTCGCTCACACCCATGATCTTCCGCGTATTTCGCGAACCAGGTGAAACGGTCTTTCGGGATATCCGGCGCATCGTGAGCGTCGCCGATCACCAGAACACGATAAATTTCGCCCCCTGAACTGCCGCCCGCCTTGACGGAGATCACCGGCTTGGTCAGCGGCCGGATTTTTTCGTATTCCGCGAGCTCCTTGATTTTCACGGCTTCCGCCGACGGTTGCATCCCTCTGCGCCGTGCCGTGGCCGCGCGCGAAACGAGTGTGCCGCGCGGTATCCCCAGGGCGTCTGCCGCGCGTTGCGCGAGGTCATGCACTTCCAGAGCGTCGAGAGCCTCCTGCGCGTCCTTATCTAAAAGCGGTATGGCCATTTAGGCGCGCAGCCGCTCCGCTAGTTCCTTGGCTCGCGCGGGGCATTGATTTCTGGCGTAATGACTATCGAGCAATTCGTCGGCCGCGGCAGAATACCCCGCTTCCCCCCGCGCCATATGCGACAACATTCGGTTAAACCCAGTCAAACGGCCCCAGCCGAGTTGGTACACCAGCTCGATCATGACCATCCGCTGGGGCATCGGCGTTTCGGTCCACCATCGAAAACGCTCGCACTCCCCGATCGACCGCCTGATGTCGTTGGCCAGTAGGTATTCCGCCTCCTCCTCGCTGATGCCAAGGCCACCCTTGGCCTGGTCCAGGTTACGACCGTATCCCACGCTGGTCGCCCCTGCCGGGCACACATAGGAATGTCGCTGATAGCCCTCATGCCGTTTCAAATTTTCGCTCAATTCCGCGATCGGATAGATCATCGTCATTTTTTTTTGCCGAGGAACTTCGTCGCGCCGCGGAATCCGAATGACGCCGCCACGATAACGCCGAACATCGCCTGGTACCATTCCGGCATCGTCGCCAGGATTTCGAAGCCCCGAATTGCATACCCCTCAAGGCCGGGAATGAAACACATGATTAAAGGTATACAGAAAATGATACATAAGAATTCATCCTTAAACGAACCTTCCGACGCCTTGGCCTGGGCGATGTCCCAATCTATTTCGCCCTCGGCTCTTGCCCTGGCGACATTAACTTTCCCGGCTGCTTCGAAATCCTGGCGAC